AAACCTCCCAAGGTAATCCCTGTGAAGATATGGGTGGAGCAGGAACCGGGGTCCGGCGGCAAAGAGAGCGCGGAGAACACCATAACCCGTCTAGCGGGGTTTGTGGTACACGCAGATCGGGTTACAGGGGACAAAGAAGCCCGCGCCGAACCTTTTGCCATACAGGTAGAAGCTGGAAACGTAGACCTGTATATACCCGGAGGCAAGAAAAAAGGAACGCTGAAGGATACTTGGGTTGGCGGGGACGACGGCTTTCTACACGAATGCGAATTGTTTCCCATGGGCAAGTTCAGTGATCAAGTTGATGCTGCGGCTGGAGCGTTCAACAAACTCACCCAGAGGAAAAAGATCGTAGGTATGTGGGGGACGAAAAGAAAGAGGAAAAAGAGGGGTGGCCGCATCAGAGCCAAGCTTCATGCATAGGAGACTAATCATGTCAGACGAGAGAAGTGATTGCATATACAGGAAGGAAGGTATCCAGATCAAAAAGGACTGCGAGAAGGGATACCTGAACTGCGAACTGGCGATGATATGCTGTGCGTACAAGAAGAAGTCCATGGCGGACGGCAACTGCGGCCCGGAGCAGGAGATGGTTGACGAAAAAGCTAAGGAATTCAAGTTGGACATATCCAAACTGGAACCTGACGAACACAGCAAAGCTGCCAAGAAGATTGAAAATGACTTGATAAAAGAGCAACGACTAGCCAAGAAGAGACAAGAGCAAATGGTACGGGATGTACACCAGCCAGGACTGGTTGATAGATTGAATGTCAAATGAAACTAATTTGCGATGAATGTAACCACGAATTCTACCGGCATGATATTCAGTACCGTAAATTGCCGGAGATGAAGGTGTGCCCGAAGTGCGGTGGGCAGGGGATATCGGCCGAGGAGAAACAAGATGGCAAGATCGATCAAACGGGTGCGGACTAGGCATAACGGGTCCGACCCCCAAGACTATCTAAAGAGGTTGGACGCCAACGTAGTCCAGAGAATGCAGGCTCTGGCGTCTGCGGTCACATCCCGGGCTCAGCTCCAGTCTAAGCTGGGACTGTCCTACGAGGGGGACCGCAATCTGTACACGGCACTCGGCTATCCAACGTCGCTCAGCTTCGCGCGGTATAATAGCCGGTTCGCGCGGCAGGACGTTGCTCGCAGGGTGATCACAGCCTTCCCAGAAGCTACGTGGAAAACAAAGCCCATCATACGTGATGATCTGGAAAGCAAGCAGAGCGCCTTCGAGAAAGCTGTAAAAGAGTTGGTGGATGATCACAATCTCTACCACTACCTGTACAGGCTGGACATCCTCAGCAGGATAGGCCAGTATGGAGTGATGCTTTTGGGCCTGTCCGGAACAGCCAATGACAAAGCGCTCAAAAACCCTGTGTTCGAGAAACGGGGCAAGAAGGGTCACAGCCTGCTCTACCTGCAACCCTACAGTCAGGAACACGCCAGTATCACCAAACTGGTCAAGGAGGTGAAGGATGAGCGCTTTGGCCTACCGGAACTCTATGATGTGACCGTCAGCGTGGAAACATCCAACATAAGCGGTGTGACCAGTGGCCGCGTCGTTACGTCCGAAAGTAGAACCCTTGAAGTTCATTGGAGCCGCCTAATCCACGTGACCCCTGACGCTATGGAAAGCGACGTGTATGGCACACCGGTTCTGAAGGCTATATACAATAGGTTGCAGGATCTTGAACTGGTGTCTGGTGGTTCAAGTGAAATGTTCTGGCGGGGTGCGTTCCCGGGCATTTCCTTTGAAGCAGACGGTGACGTAGAGCTTCCAAGTGAAAGCGCCATGGAAGATGAGATTGAGGATTACATACACGGCGTCTCCCGCTATCTGCGCTTGCAGGGTGTTAAGACCCGCACACTGGAACCGAACATTGTTTCGGCCAAGGACCAGATCAATGTCATCATATCGCTGATATCTGGTGCGACAGGTATCCCACAGCGTATTCTCATGGGTAGTGAACGAGGCGAACTGGCCTCTACACAGGATAAGGCTAACTGGGAAGACCGTGTGGATGAGCGGCGTACCAACTTCGCAGAGCCTATGATCCTACGGCCTACCATTGACCGGTTCATAGACCTTGGCATATTACCAGAACCCAAGGACGGTTCCTACTCTGTATCATGGCCTGACATCAGCGCCCTCACACTTGAACAGAAGAGTGAAGTTGCTGAACGGTTTGCCAAAGCTCTCAAAGCCTATATTGAAGCCGGTGTCCACGAAGTGGTTCCTCCGGTTTCGTTCCTTGTTGACTTCATGGGCTTTGAACGTAGCAAGGCAGAGGAAATGGTCATGGAGGCCATGACTGCGATTGAGGAAGAGAACGATGACGCCGCTGCCTTGGCGGAAGCCGACGAAGAGGAAGACGAAGAAGCGGCAAAAGAAGAAGTGGCATGAACAAGCTGTGTTATTGCACAGACGATGACAAGCGCAGAGTGCTCGAGACAATCCAGCGTTTGCGTTTGGTGTGTCTATTTTCTATGCCCTATGGACACTCTGGATGGATTCGTCGCATTTACTATGATGCAGTGACAGGTGAAACAGTAAAAGACATTTTCCCGGTATTGAACTGATGGTAACGAAACACATACATTCTGGACACTGCGCTCATCATCGTGCTGCGTCCCGTACCTCGCGAGTGGGGATCGGTCTCCAAAACGGTCTTCATCTAAACCGTGCCCTTGCCGCCGACCCCACTCGCACCACTACTATCAGGAAGCAATTTGCGGCTGATATGACTAGGAGATTCCGGCAGCTACAGCGTGACATCCGCACGACCATCATTACTAATGATGTGTTTGGCCTCCGCATCGGCACCGGCCCCCATGGTCTAGCCGCAGCCCCTAACCATGCGTTCGCGTTCAAAACTGATCCACAGAAAGTGGACCTGTTTATGAACTGGTTGCAAGAAGAAATGGACGCTGGTATCCTGGAAGCCCAGAACGTAGAACTCGGAAGCACAAAGCCGGGAACCCCTTGGCAGCACACGTATATAGACAGTTCCTTCAAGAAGGGTTTGCGCCGTGGCCGCACTGAGCTGACCAAGGAAAAGATACCCTTAGTCCCCGGCAGACCGCTGACCCCACAGGAGCAGAACATCAACACTTTCTTCCTGATGCCCATCCCTGCCGAGACCGTGGCTATGGTCTATATACGTGCATTCGAAGAACTAAAGGGCATAACCGCAACCATGGCGCAGAAGATAAGCAGGGAACTTGCCGTGGGCCTTGCAGAAGGGCGTGGGCCGGTATACATAGCACGGCAGATCAACAGGGAAGTGAATATCGGTGCAACCCGCGCGAGGGTACTGGCTCGCACGGAAGTTATCAGGGCTCACCACCTTGGCACTATCCTCACGTATCGCATGGCCGAAGTTGAAGGCGTTCGTATCAAGGCTGAGTGGGCTACGGCTGGTGATGACAGGGTTTGCCCTGACTGCGCTATGATGGAGGGTGAGATCCTTACGCTGGATCAGGCTGAGAAGCTGATCCCCCTGCATCCGCAGTGTCGCTGCATAGCGCTCCCGTTCATACCGCGTATCATGGATGCCAGGAAGCTCACAATCGAAGAGCGGATTGCTGGCGTGGGAGCAAGGTATAGGACCAAGGAAGGATTTTTCCGGCGGCGTGGTTTCTACGAGGAAAAGATTGGGCGGCGGCGACCGGGCACACCACCCGCCGGAAAAAGGATTGAAGGCAGACGTCCCGGCAGGAAAGAAATGGAACGGCGTCGTAAGGAAGCAAGGAAGTCTCGCAGAAGGAGGGGAGTCTAACCATGGCAGTTGACCCCAAGAAGAACAAACCGATGCTGAAACACAATCCGGGTGACGTAAATCAGATTGCCCGGGAAGAGATGGGCAAGCGGACTATGATGCACGATCCCATATCCAATAAGAACTTTGAGGATGGTTGGGATTACTACAAAAGGCACAATCCGCAAGCGAGGTGACATATGCCGATACCGAAACCAAGGAAGGGGGAGTCTCGTAAGAAGTTCATTAGTCGTTGTATGGGCAATGACACAATGAACGATGAGTTCCCGGACAATGACCAGAGGGCTGCTGTGTGTCATACAAGTTGGCGACGTGCGAAGAACAACACTGCGGGGGGGCTTCAATTCAACAAGAAGTCCAAACCCAAAGTGAATATGCTGCGCCACTTGATGTCTTCCGAAATCAGGGAGGAAACACTCAACGAAAGAGAGTTTATCGTCGTACCCACCAGTATGATCATAGAGGGTGTACACAACAAGCTGCTCTACCCTGCTGAGGAACTTGCGAAGTTCCCGGACGCTTGGAGTGGTATCCCCATAGTAATCGTACCGGAAGGTCATCCCAAGGACGAGTTCGGCAATCCCGTTACTGCCAACAGTCCTGAGGAGTTCGAAGAGCACAAGGTTGGTGACGTGTTCGCAACCGAATGGGATGACGACAAGGCAAAATTGCTCAGTGAGGCGTGGTTGGAAGTTGCCAAGCTGAACGAAGTGGAAGGTGGAGAGACCGTTCTCAAGATGC